ACTGGTTAGGTAAGTTTTGTACATCATTCACAGAACCTTGAAAGCATCGCATCAAGTCTTCTTCAACAATCTCTACACTAAATGGATTAGAGCTAGATAGGTATATACCTGTACCTATGTGTTTACCTGAGACACCAGAAGGTAAGTCATCTATAATACCACCAATAATAGTATCAGCAGTAACAGCTGTATCAGCATCAAAAGGGGTAGGTGATGGTCGTATAAGACCGTCGCCGTTAGAAGATATTGTAGCATTTACTTGTGTACTTTCTATTTCAGTTACGGTTACATCTACATATGCTTGTCCATCAGAACTACTAGCATCCGAAGCGGATTCTGGTATAACCCGAACTACATCACCAACAGCCCAACCTTCACCACCATGTAGCAACACAGCTTCTATATTGTAGCTGCATCTGTAGTTGTCACCACCGGGGCCATTCTGGCTAGCACTATAGTTAGGACTAACACCTTGTTGACCTAGAGCTGTAACTCTAAATGTTAAGTTATCTTTACCAGATGTAAGTGTAGTGCCACCACTATTCTTTACATGAGTTATATTTTCTGATGCACCATAGCTACTTTTAGCTGTAACAGCAAACACTTCAGTTCCTATACCGGGGCAGTGACCAGATCCATCACCTTCATCATAGCTGTTATCTGTAATTTTTATCTTGGTAGCTCGTGTTAATGTAGTAACAGTCGCACCATTGTTTATATTGACACCATACTGTCTGCCGTTTTCTGTACGTAACAGTTCTATAAACCCGAAGTGAGCATCTGGTGGATCATCTGTAGTTCCCGTTGTCCCAACGAGAGTGTTAGCATTAGTAGTATCACGATTATTAACAAAGGTGGTATCGTTAATTGTGAGGAACTGGAGGTTTTCTGGGACACTTGTTGCTAAATAGTTTTGTACATTTGTTTGTGCTGTTTCTACAAATAACCAGTTATTGACAGTTCCAGAGCTGTGTGTAGGTGCACTGCCTCCACTACTTATTGCAGCTTGAGCTTGGTATATTCTTATTGTTCCAGAAGAATTAGATTGAACTTTATCTCCTGACTTATATGCTCTTGTACTAGACCACGTAACTGAGCCGTAGGCTGTAGTCTGTAGAGCACCTGTCTTACAACTCCAGACTCTAACTTGTCCATCAGCAGCTACTTGTCCAATATAAGATCCCTCTGACTCATCACGAAAGTAATGGAACCACGAACCTCCACTCTGCACACTAGATAGTGCGTCAGTGCCTATACGTTTAGCACCCGGTCTTTTGAACAAACCTTTTGTCAGGTCTGGTATTGCATTTGTTACCTCTGTTACCTGACCGGGAAACTTTAGCTGGTCAGGCTGTTCTGACATTCCTAGTGAGTATTGAGGGATAGTTTGTGTGATACTTGCCATTATCTTCTAAGGTTTCTCCATGGTTGATAGGTTTGATATGCACTGTTATCTTCAAATCCAAACATACTATGGTCAGCCTGATTGCACTCATACTCCATAAGAGCAGCTCTAGCAAGTGCTTCTTGTTGAGCTAGTAGTTTTACTAACTGAGGGTTTGCAACTAGCTTTGTAGCAGCAACTCTAGATGCTCTGTATGTTATGTATCTTCTAAAGATAACAGGTAAGTCTTCAAAGTTGTATAGTCTGACAACATCTAAGGTTAGATCATCTGTAAATACATCTGTATGATCTATCTTGTCGTATAAAAATCCAGCACGACGTACAAGATCATGTGTACGCTTTGCTTGGTTCTCATGTAAATCCATAGACAATATATCATTACCAATAGCTATCTTGCCATTAGCGTCTATTGCAAACTTTACATGTTTTTCTGTGTTAAAATGCCACCCCTCTGCTTGCGTGTCTACGTTAGCATCACGGAGTAGATTGTAAATCATTGCTACTTCTGGATTATCAAAGTTAAGAGTAGTCAATGGTGATTGTCCGATAGCCCCCAGTATACTGTTTACTGCGGATAGTTCGGTATCGAGATCAATAGTTGTGGAAGCCATATAAAAAAGGGGAGCCGAAGCTCCCGTATAAAGTATAAATTAACCAAACGCTGTTGGCTTTGTTGCTGTGCCTGCGAATAATTCAACAGCAGCAGCTGGGTTTAAGAAGTCTGCACCCATAGCTAGACGACCTAAGATTACGTCGCCTTGGTATACAACTGAAATGTCTCCAGATGTTACCTGTACTTGAGGGCCGATTGCTTCTACAACAGCAGCAGCTTCCTTCTGGAAGATAAGTCCACAAGAGTTGTTGAACTTAGCCTGCTGACCGTAGTCATTTACGGTTACGTTGTGGTCGTCACCCATTGCTTCTTCTACGAAGGAGCCTGAGTTTCCGGGGTCTGTTACACCGGGGTTTGTAGCAGATCCAGTACCATACTTAGTACCGAAGTTGCCAAAGAAAGGAATGTTCATTGACTTGTAGATGGTGATACCAGCTATCTCAATGATGCCTTGTCCAGACTGTAAAGCGTCTCCTCTCTCGTTACGATTGATAAGTCCGTTTGACTCAACACCCTGTATCAATTCGTAGTATTGTCTTGGGTTCAAGACAGCAACTCTTCCGTCACCAGAAATGCCTTTCTCATCTAGTGCAGCAGCTGCATCATAGAAAGCATTGATTAGGTTGGAAGCGTTGTAAGCATCAGATGCGTTTGTAGAAGAACCTACACGGATCTGTGTTCCACCGGGCTCAACAAAGTTAGACTTTGTGATTGGGTGTGCTTTACGAGCTGATTTTGTAATCGCTCTAAAGATCTTTCTGTCATACTTTTCTGCAAGAGCATAACCGATCTTTCTTGAGATCTCTCCTCTCAAGTCATAGTGTGCTAGTGTTTCATCTAGCTCATAAACAAATGCAGAACTGATGAGTAGGTCATCAACTGTAATTGTTTTCTCAGCTACTGGAGGTGCTCCATCGGAGTTACCTAGTATGCTGTTTCCGGGAGTATGATACTCGGCGGATGTTCTACCTGTGTAGATGAACTGAAGTGACTTACCAGAAGTAAGTGTTCTTTTCATTACAAGGTCACGGGCTATAGTGTTTCTCTGGAAGCCTTTGAACATCTCACCTGAGAACAACTTTAAATAAAGGGCTCTCCTTTGGTCAGTTGTAGAAGCTGCACCATTATTAGCACCCGGTACGGTTAAAGGAGCTAGTTGGCTAGATCCTGACTGTTGTTGTGCCATTTCTAAGAATGATATTGGTTTACGTTTCTCAGATCTGAAATTTTTTTGGCCATTTTTGTGGTCTATCCCACCGTCTAGACGGCTCAAGGTATCCAGCGTACTGGGCTCTCGCCAATAGAGATGGGAGGACTTGAACCTCCCTGTACGGCCTTAACCGATTACTCTTGTGTACTTGATGCCACGATATACGAATGTTACTTTCATGGTAATCTCCATATATCCAAGCCCCGTTCCATGCTTGGGTGTCATGCGTCCCTACTTGTTGATACGTAGGGATGAACGGACGGTTTTTTTCTTCCGTCTCGAGTGATTATAATTAATCCTCTTACTACTTGTCTTAGTTCTATTGAACTTGGCCTTCTCGCCTTTAGACATCTCACCTGTAGTCTTAGGTGTTTTGGATGACACACGTCTAGATGGTCTGCAAGCTGGGTAGCCTTTACGCTTCTCACCTTTCTGTCTGCCACAGGGCTTACCAGTTTTGGTGTCAACCCATTTCTCTTGGAACCATCTACGTAAGCTCATCTTCTTTTTGCTTTGCTATAACCGGGGGCAGTCTTCTTCTTACCACCAGCTTTGACTTGACCTTTACATACCTTAACACCGTAGGCGTTAGCGTATGCAGAGGGGTATACTTTGAATTTTCTTTTGGCAGCTGCTTTACCACGTGGACATAACTTACCCATCAGCGTTTCTTACCTCCATGTTTGCAGCCACACTTAGATCCTTTCTTGTGTGCCATTAGTAACCTCCAGCTTCTTTCTTTACTTTCTCAAGCATATCCTTTTTCTTCTTATTAGCTTTTAGGAACTTAAGAAGATTCAAAGGTGCTTCAGCAGCATCGTTTACAAATCCATTCTTAGATGTCTTTGAGTTGAAAGCGTCAATCTTTTTTGTTTTCTTTTTATGAAAAGGCATTATGCTTTACCCTTCTTGTTTTTTGCTTGTTTCTTGTAATAATCTATGACTGTTTTTGAGTCATTGATATCGAATGGGCCTTTACCTGATAGTCTTTTGTTAGCTTCCCTAACGTCTTTAGGTACACCAAAGAACTCTTTGCCCATAGCGATAGCTTTCTTATCGCCTTTGCGTTTCCTGACGGAACCGTCTTCATTGTATGTGATTGCCATTACATGTTTACATCTATAGGGTTACTCTTGAACAGACGCTTTCGTCTTAGTTCTTCTTTAAGAGGATTACCTCCGGAAGTTTTCTTTATAATATGAAGTGCATCAGTGGCCTCCCTAAGACTGATAGGCTCACCAACACGTTTAACAAAACCTTGAGCTAGTTTAGTATTCTGCTCATCAAAAGGTTTTATGTTTTTAGTTTTTTTCTTTCTTAGTTTTGCCATCAGCATTTCCAACGTCGTAGGGCAAGAGCCTTTCGTGTAGGTTTGCCATTTGGTTTTTTAAGTGGGCCTTTCATGCCAGACATGCGAGCACAGAAAGACCTTTTACGAGCTCCTCCTCCGGGCTGAGGGGCTTTGAGATTAGAGCCAGTGGCACGATTGTACTTGGCTCTTCCCTTAGCTGTTAGGCCGCCTTTGCGGCTCTTCTCACCTCTTCCGAGAGACAGGCTTACTCCCTTTTTTCTTGCCATTTTTTCTTAGTGCTGCGAAGTCTGCCCCTGTGATCTTGTTGCGAGGTGGTGCAACACGTGCGATCTTTTTTTGGCCGGGGCTATAGCCGCCTTTACCTTTTGGCATTACCAGATTCCGGGTATGATTTGCCCTGTCCAAGCGTAGTTGAGGAGAGCTGCAACTATGCCTATCATAGCTAGTCTTCCGTTAAGCTCCTCTGCTGGATGCCATTTCTGATTTTCGTGGTTGTGGTGTGTCATGTTTCGTTTACTCCGTGGTTGAGTGGTAGTGATAGTTGGATGTACTTCTTCTTATATATTTGAGAAGGTTGCTTCTTATACTCTTCATAAGGAGAAGAGGTGTCTCTCTTCTTTTTTCCCATTACTTTTTCTTCTTAAGTTTAGCAAGCATCTTTTTCTTTTCTGCTGCTGTCATTTTTTTCTTGCCTTTTGGCATAGCTTTTCCGTAATGTCCGGGCATAATTAGAACTCCAAATCTGATCTGTCTAGTTTTTCGATAACATCTTGCCTGTAGGCAGGGTCGTTATCATACCTTGCGTCTGACATAGCACGGACAAGTTCCGCTTGGCTACGAAAGACATCCCCGTTGTTGGGGGCAGTTTTACCTGTTACCATTCTACCTTCTACTCCATTTGCGTTATCGTACTCAGCTTTCAATCCAGACACAGCTAGTTGTATAGCTTGTACGCTGCCTGTATTGACTACCTCATCAAACGCATTTATCTGATCTTGTGGTAGACTGCTCTTTGCCCAGTTTACTATCTGAGCATACTTCTGCTCACCGCCTGCTGCGTTCTTAATCTGGTTGATTTGAGATGCAGTAATATCAGCTGGAGGTGCTGCCTGTTGTTGTTGAAACTCTGGGTTCTGTGACACCTCCATATAGGCTTTGATAAGATCTTGGCTAGATAAAGAAGAGAACTTAGCAAGAGTCTCTGGTGATAATTTATTACCATTGTCAAAGTATTCTTTGCTAGCATCTGTAATCAGTGTAGCACCCTCAGATAGCTGTGGCTTATCTTCGGGCTCTGGTTCTGCACTGGCTTGCTCTGTGTCTTCTTCTTCTTTGCTTTCGCCAAGTTTTTTCTGTAGCTCTACGTATGCTTTTTCTAGTTCTTCTGCACTTTTATATTTACCAGCCAGTAGTCCTTCTTGTTCTGCCTGTAGCTTTTCACCAACGGCAAGGCTATCTTGCTCCTCTGGTGTAAGATTATCAGGTGCACTTTCAGTTTGTACCTCTGGCTGATATGATAATGTTTCTGACATTTACTCTTCTGGTGGTTGTAAGTTACTTAATACAGCTGATGCTTGTTCTGCCAGCTCTGGATTCTTAGTAGGATCCATGAGTGGTGTACCAGCAAGTTGACCGGCTTGATCTACAAGTGACTTCTGAGCTACCTCTTGTTGAGCCATAGCCTTCATCTGATCTAGCTGCTCTGCTGTGCGTACAAGATTTAGTACGTCGATACCTTGTGCCGCTGCTAATCGTTTGATAGCTTCGCTTGGATCTATAAATTTAACCAAAGCTTCTGGGCCAAGTGTCTGTGCAATAGTTGCTATAAATCTAGTCAAGGATTCATTGTCTTGTCCTCTGCCTAGACTGTTGATACCAGCTACAATCTTTGGTCTTACGACATCTTTAGGTAGTCTAGGTATCTGGTTTGATCTCTGTAGTATTAACAGAGTTCTGTTTAGGTAGGGCACTAAAAACTCTACCGTTAACAAGCTGAACAGTCCTCCAAGGGATTGCTCTAGCTCTAGCTGTGTGAGGCGTACCTCTTCAGCAGTTGTTCGTTCTGAC